ACGTTTATGGTGAAGTATTGGAAGACGGAGTTCAATTCATGGCACCTGTTGAATTAAAAGGTTTGGTTCAAGTTATGGCCCCAACCAATAAATTCTATGGTAATTCCAAAGTTGAAATCCAAGAACCAGGTAATATGAAGTTCTCAATTTATCAAAAACAACTTGAAGATTTGAATGTTGAAATATTCATGGGTGATTATATTGGATATTATGAAACCGAGGACCGAGTTAGGTATTATACCGTTAGTGATGACGGATATGTTAGGTCTGACAATAAACACACTTATGGTGGATACAAACCGTTCTATAGAACAATTACCGCCACATGGGTAAGTGAAAACGAATTTAGAGGTATATAATGAAAGTTGTTATTACAGAATCACAATTTGACAATTTATTCTTGGGTAAGAAAGTAATGGTATATTACAACTTACACAAACACACTTTTTCTGTGACATACGACAGTAAAGTTATTATGCATGCTGACTATGTTAAGTTGGGGGATGTTGAGTTCAGAGTTAGAAAAGGAGGTAAAGAACGAGTTCGTTCTGAAAAATCAAAAAACGTTCACGCATTTGTGATTGGAAAATTATTGGACTATTGTGAATATCCTTGTGATGACATTCCAAATCCACCATCAGACATGATTGTAACATATAATCCATATAGATACGATTCATTTGTTTATAAAGATAGTGAAGAACCTGTATATAACGCCAAAGAAGTTGACATGATTAATTCACAAAATAAACTATTTGTAGTAGAAAAATAATGCCATTACCAAGAACAGTAGTTAAACCAACATTACCTTTAGTACCAAAAAAAGTTTTGTCTGAAAGAAGAGAACAACTTTTAGAATATATTAAAGAAGATGGAACTTATTTACCTAAGTCAGTTTTACATGCCGACTTGGATAGGGGTATGCTTGATTTTGTTAAGACAGAACTTGAAGTTGTAACTGCAGGTAAAATTGTTCCTTTATTGGATGTTATTATTACAACTCAAAACTGGACACAATATTTGGAGACATGGCAATTTGTGGATTTAGATTATAATCCATCTCCACCATTTATTACGGTAGTTAGAACACCTGAAGTTAAGTACGGTACCAACCCATCACTTCAATATACAATACCAAATAGAAAACAATTTTATTATGCATCTGTCCCAACTTGGAACGGAAACGAACAAGGTATGGACATTTATACAATTCCACAACCTGTACCTGTTGATATTACTTATAGTGTAAAAATCATTTGTAATAGAATGAGAGAGTTGAATCAACTTAATAAAGTTGTAATGCAAACTTTTTCATCAAGACAAGCGTACACATTTATTAAAGGTCAATATGTGCCAATCATTTTAAATAATGTATCTGACGAATCTCAAATGAATATGGATTCAAGAAAGTATTACGTTCAAAGTTATGAGTTCACTATGTTGGGTTATTTGATTGATGAAGAAGAGTTTGAAGTAAAACCCGCAATTCAAAGAGTTACACAGCTCGTTGAAATTGATACCTCAACAAGAAAACAAAGAAGAAACAAATATCCTGAAAATCCTGATGAATTTGAAATGCCGTTTTTATTTGTTTCAGGTAATACCGTTTTAACTGATAGAATTGATTTTACCGCCAATATGAGTTTAGTGTCAACAGACAATGTCGATACTTTTGATGTTTACATTAATGGTGATTATTATGGTAGTGATTTACAACTAATCGAAATTACTACAAATGATATTTTAAGAATAGAAGTTACAAAAAATGACAATACTCAAGAAGCACTTGTGATATTCGAAAACAAATTAATTTAATCTTCTCCATAGATATCTTTCTTATCTTTACACTTCTCGATGATTAAATTCTCCAAAAATTTATAAATCTTAATTCCACGCTTATCACAGTACTTTTTTAGGATATCATGTGATTCAGGGGATATTTTGATGTTCTTTATTTCTTTCTTGATTTTCATGGGTAGAAAAAAGGTAGAATTTATTCATACCGTTTATAAATACTTATCCAAAAGTAAAGTTTTTTCGCAAAATCTCTAATATTTATCAATAAAATAAATCTGTAACAGAATAATTTAATAATGGCAACAGCACAAGCAAATCAAAAAGTATTCGTTTCACCAGGCGTATACACATCTGAGACCGACTTATCATTCGTAGCCCAAAGTGTTGGGGTAACGACTTTAGGTCTTGTTGGAGAAACTTTAAGAGGTCCAGCATTCGAACCAGTATTCATAACTAACTACGACGAGTTTCAAGCCTACTTTGGCGGAACTGAACCCGTTAAATTTTATAACACCCAAATCCCAAAATATGAGGCGGCATATATTGCTAAATCATACTTGCAACAATCAAACCAATTGTTTGTTACAAGAATTTTAGGTTTGTCGGGTTATGATGCGGGTCCATCTTGGAGTTTATCTTTAATCGCCAACGTTGACCCTACAACTATCGGTGACCCATCAAACTCAACAACTTTTACGGCAACGTTCACAGGAAATTCTTCACAAAACACTGTATCATTTATTAGTGGTGCGTTACCAACACAAGTTCAATCAAACTTAAATGTACAATATAGATTGAATGATGGTTCAACATCAACATTACAAACTGACTTCAATGCTTATTTAGGAGGTATTATTGATACACCATCTTTATCAGCAACTACATCAGTTATTTATGGTGCAATACCTAACACTGATTATGATACATTAGTATCTACATACAGTGCGGTTACTGACCCATACAATTGTGTTAATAGTTTTGACGATAATGATTTATCATCTTCCGCTAATGACCCATGGTTATATGCTAACTTTGATATTTCAAGTGGAAATGCATATACAGGTTATTCATTCTACTATTCAGTTAGTAGTTTAACCTCAGGTGGTTCAGGTTCTTTTACAGGTACAATAACAGGTGAAAGTTATACATTCACAGGAACTGCGTATACCGAATTTAATAACATGGTTGTTGCAACTCTTCGTTCTAGAGGTATTTCATTATATAGTAATAGTTCAACAAGTGAAAATCACGGACCTGTTTATCAAGTAAGTGGTCTCACAGATTTACAAATGGTAACTACTGGTCAATATTCAGGAATTACAAGTTCACCTTTTGCGACTTTCTTATTATCAGGTGTTACAAGAGACAATGATACTTTCTCGTTTGAGACTTCATTATTGGCATCATCTTCAAAATATTTAACTAAAGTTTTAGGTGTAGATAATTTTGGAAAATCAAGATTTGAGGTACCTGTTTATGTTGAAGAGTCTTACCAAGGTAGTTTAAATTATGCATATAACCAAGGTTATATTAGAGGTTTAAATTCAACTTTAATTGCATTACCTGACGCTAGAAGTCAATCAAGTCAATCAATCGCTTGGAATTTAGAAAAATATCAATCACCTGAAACCCCGTTCTTGGTTTCTGAATTGAGAGGTAATAAAGTTTATAACTTATTTAAATTTATTTCAATCTCCGATGGTGACGCGGCAAACACAGAAATTAAAGTTTCAATTGCAAACTTATCTTATAATAATATGTCATTTGATGTGTTAATTAGAAATTTCTTTGATACCGACGCAAATCCTGTGGTTATTGAAAAATTCACAAATTGTAATTTAGACCCAGCATCTAACAACTTTATTGCTAAAAAGATTGGTTCTTCTGATGGAGAATACGCTTTAATATCAAGATATATTATGATTGAAATGGCGGATGAAGCACCAATTGATGCTCTTCCTTGTGGATTCTATGGATACACACAAAGAGAATATGAAGATTTTGCGGTTTATCCATCACCATACCCTAAATTCAAAACAAAATACGATTACCCAGGTGAAGTAATTGCTAACCCACCATTTGGTACTCCTTCAGGTGGTTCAAATACTGTTGAATCTGCGGGAGACGTTGTAAGAAGAACTTACTTAGGTTTCTCAACTCAATATGGTATTGACGAATCATTCTTAACTTACAAAGGAAAACAAAATCCACAAACAGGTTGGGAAACTGCGACAGATTCAGTTAAATGGAATGTATTAAGTAAAGGTTTCCACATGGATTCAGGCGCAACTGTTGTGACAATTTCTAACTTATCGTTAGCAAGTGGTGAAACTGCGTTTGAATGTGGTGTTGCGGACTTTAGAGAAGACCCAGCAACTCAAGAGAACCCATACTACTTTATCTACTCAAGAAAATATACAGTATGTTTTGCAGGTGGATTTGACGGTTGGGATATCTACAGAGAGTGGAGAACTAATGAAGACAGGTTCCAATTGGGAGCATCAGGTTACTTGGCGGGAGCTTATCCTTCATCAAGATATCCAACAGCGACAGGAGACGGTATGTTCAAAAGAATTGTTGTTCAAAACAATACTCAAGATTTTGCAAACACTGACTACTACGCATACTTACTTGGTATCTTAACATTTGCAAACCCTGAAGCGACAAACATTAATATATTTGCAACTGCAAGTATTGATTACGTGAACAACTCAAATCTTGTTGAAGAAGCAATTGACATGGTTCAATTCTCAAGAGCGGATTCAGTTTATATTTGTACAACTCCTGACTACAGAATGTATACACCAGATGCGACTAGCTCTTTAGATGTTATCTATTCACAAGAAGCGGTTGACAATTTGGATAATACAGGGATTGACTCTAACTACACTGCAACCTACTACCCTTGGATTTTAACAAGAGATACGGTAAACAATACACAAATTTACTTACCACCAACAGGTGAAGTTTGTAGAAACTTAGCATTGACTGATAACATTTCATTCCCTTGGTTCGCATCAGCGGGTTACACAAGAGGTCTTGTAAACTCAATCAAAGCTAGACAAAAACTTACACAAACTGATAGAGATACGTTGTATCAAGGTAGAATTAACCCTATCGCAACTTTCTCTGATGTTGGAACTGTGATTTGGGGTAACAAAACATTACAAGTTGCTGACACATCACTTAACAGATTGAACGTAAGAAGATTATTACTTCAAGCTCGTAAGTTGATTTCCGCAGTAGCTGTAAGATTATTGTTCGAACAAAACGACCAAATCGTTAGACAACAATTCTTGGATAGTGTTAACCCTATCTTAGATTCAATTAGAAGAGACAGAGGTTTATACGATTTCCGTGTAACTGTTTCATCTTCACCTGAAGACTTAGACAGAAACACATTAACAGGTAAAATTTACTTAAAACCTACGAAGGCATTAGAATTCATCGATATTGAATTCTTTATTACTCCAACAGGAGCTTCGTTTGAGAATATTTAATAAACTTAATGGGGGTACTAATCATACCCCCTTTATTTGCCAAGTATGAAAAGACAACTTAGAGAAGGATTTAAAGGTGAAGGTACACCAGATATGAAATATTACGCTTTTGATTGGGATGACAATATCGTTCACATGCCAACAAAGATAATGTTAAAAACTGATGACGGAGATGAGGTTGGTATGAGTACAGATGATTTTGCAGAATATAGAGGTATAATCGGAAAAGAAGATTTTGAATATAATGGTGATACCATTGTTGGCTTTGCGGAAGACCCTTTTAGAAATTTTAGAACCGCAGGAGACAAAGATTTCTTGGTGGATGCAATGAGAGCAAAACTTGGACCAGCATTTAATGATTTTAAAGAGGCGATTAATAATGGGTCAATATTTTCAATCATCACTGCAAGAGGTCACAACCCCAACACTTTAAAACAAGCCGTTTACAATTATATTATTGACGGATTTAATGGTATTGATAAAGACCAACTAGTTAAGAACCTTAAAAAATACAGGTCGTTTTTTGACGAGGACGATATGACTGACGATGAATTAATCAAGTCGTATTTGGAACTTAACAAATACCATCCAGTGTCGTTTGACGATGAAGAAGGAGCTGCCAATCCTGAAGAAGCGAAAGTTCGTGCTATGGAAGGATTTGTTTCTTATGTTAAACAAATGGCAAACAATTTAAATAAAAAGGCATTTTTCAAAAATGATATATCTAATAACTTTGTTCCAGGGCAACCTAGTATTGGATTCTCAGATGATGATGTTAGAAATGTAGAAGTAATGAGTAAACATTTTAAAGATAAACCAGATAATATAGTTAAGACTTATTCTACTGCTGGAGGCGTTAAGAA